CCCTCTCCACCTTTGACTTTTTCAACCGAGCGCATGGCGCCAAGCCCGAGCACGCCCATTAATACCTGCATGGTCAAATCCGTGTTGATGACCGGAAAGTCTCCGGCATAGCCGAAATGCACCTTTGCGACAAACCGCGCTACTGGTTCAAAGATCGCCACATAAGCCAGGCCAACGCCGCAAATCCAGCCGACAAATGGGCGCCAGCCAGCCACAAACCAGTTGGTGCTTTTAGCTTCTTCCATATTGGTCTGGATCTGCAATTTTGCCAGATCCGTTGCCGCCGCAAGCTGCGCCAGCTCGCCATTCTGCTGCATTTCTAGCAGCTTGAGTTTGGCCTGTTCAGCCTGAGCGGGATCGGGGAAAAACTTATCGACCAGCTTACTGCCGATGTCTAGGATTGCGCCGAGAGGAAACATTATTTTTCATTCCTTTTGTTCCAAAGTTCAAATAGCGTTTTAACCTTTTCCTCCAACACCGCTACACGCAGGTCGATCTTGGACAGCACAATGATTAGCGTGATTAGAGCAAGGAGAATGGGCCAAGCCTTAACCAGCATATCAAAGGTATCCATCATCCCGCCTTTGTCACAAGATGCAGCAACAACATAATGATGGCACCTGCCGCCGTCAGGCCAACGGCTTCAATGCGCTTAAGCCTTGCGTTTATGCTTTCATACCTAAGCTCACACACCGCTTCATGCGTATTTACACGGCCTTCTACTTCGGTCAGAGATGCCATCATTTCCATCCTTTAGGCTGCTGCTTCTTCTTTAGGCGGCTTGACTTGCGGCTGTGCTTGGCTTTGGATTTTCACGATGAGCGGAAAGCAGCCTGACTTCGACGGCAGTTCGCCAAGCATGTTGAGAATGAATTGCACTTCGTTCTGTTCCAGTTCCAAATTAATCATTACTTAGCCCCTATGGGTTGAGTGGTTAAAAGACGCAAAATAACGATGCCCACCGAGATACCTATCCCGACAAACATCTGTGCTACCGGCGTCATCGGCAGCAAACCTATATAGCCTTGCACGATGGACAAGACTGCGATGATGATCGCATACCAGACGGTTTTGCTTTTAAGCAGGTTCATCTTCAGCTTTCGGCAATGATTCTTTGTAAGCGTCAATCACGTCTTGCGTCCATGCGGTGTTGCAGATCGCCACCACCTTCTCAGGCACACCCGTCAGGTCTTGGTCGGGCGTCAGGCTGCTGCGGTGGTAGGTCTTGGTCAGTTCAACGCCATCTTCAATAATGCGGGTGACTTCACGATACTGAATGATGCCGTTTTCGATTACGGTAATTTGGTCGATTACTTTTTCTTTGGTAATGCTCATTTGTTTCTCCTTTGTCTGACTACACTAATCCGGTGTAGTTAATTAAACAAAATAAGTTCCGGTAAAAATTACAAATTGACTCGACAAAACAGCATTTGTTATAGCTGTTGCGGTAGACGCACCGCCAAATAAAACGCCCGTAGTTCCACCCGCTGCAACACGAATTATTGGCCCGGCTACAGCCCCGCCCGTGGATACTGCGGCTGTTCCATAGCTATTTGCGGCAGCAGCAAAAGGCAAACCACTAATGACCGCGCCGGACGCATTTGCGGTAGAAGGATAAGTTGTGTAGCACTGAACTGTTACTTGGCTTCCGACCTTCACATAAGTTGCTTTTGTTGTTGTCAATGATAGCCCTGCACCAGAACCGTCTGCTGGCGTCCACGTTCCCTCCTCATAATCATCCAGCGTATTCGCGTCTGTCGATGCGGACTGTGTGGCGGGGAAAGTGATACCCGTTCCGGCTTGTGGTGTTGCGCCTTGCAATGAAAGAGATTTGCTTGGCTCAACAGACATAATTTGCGTAACCGTTGCTACAGCGCCAGCAGCGCCAACAGGTGCGCTATACCAAACGTGAGCGCCACTTGAAACACCCTGAATTGCATACAACCCGCCACCAGAAGCGTTTATATAGCGATAGTTTGTTCCATCGCTATAAAGATTACTAATCATATACGTTTGGGCATTACCAACAAAACCAATAAATGACGCGCCGCCATTTATTTCAATACCTTTAAAGTTTCCAGTTGCCCAAGCACTTGGTGTTGCCGTTCCTATTGTTGAAACACCACCTGCTGACGTTGAGAATGATGCGTTTCCGGTGCTGGTCAGCGTTCCCGTTACCGCTAGGCCGGTGGAGGAGACTGTACCAACTATTGCACTGTTTGAAACAAGATAAAACGGAGTATTTGTAAACGATCCAATAAACGATGAATATGCCGCAGAGCCAGTTACCGCTTCAGCGCCAACACTGCTATCAATTCCAAATCTTAAATCTCCACCAGTGTTAAAAATTCTTCCGCGATTAAAACCAGTGGTAGTGCCTTGCAAAGTTAAGGCTGTAGTGTTTGTTGCTGCCGTTCCGGTTGCGGTTACGGAACCCGTTACCGCTAGGCCGGTGCTGCTAATTGTTGCGATGTTGGTAGCATTTGACCTCAAATATACTGGCACATTTTTATCTGAGCCAATAAACATATCAGTCGATGTTGATCCAGCGCCCATGCTTACGTAACAGTGATTCGCCGTATTTCCTGACAAATATAAAACATCTGTGTTGCCAATTGTTACGGGGCCATTCAACGTAGAAGCACCAGTTGCGCCCAGCGTTCCCGTTGCGGTTGCGCCCGTGGTCGTAAAGCCACCAGCAGTCAACGTAGTGCCATTAAACGTCAGGTTGGCAGAATCAGCCAACAAACCGCCAGTGCTGGCATACGTTACGCGGCCTGAGGTTAAACCTGAGTCTGTGATGTTGGTTGCAGTTACACCGGCCAGCGTAGTGGTGCCTGCAATATTTGCAGTCGTTCCCACAAACAACGCCTTTGCAATCCCCACGCCGCCCGCGGTGATGATCGAGCCGGTCGTCGTGCTCGTGGCGTCCGTGACCAGGCTGCTGTTGATGCCTGCTGCAAACGGTATCCTGGCTGTTGCAACCGTCTGGCCGTCTTTCGTGATTGCAGTAGACAAGCCGGTGCCCAGATCCGCGGTAAGAGCGTTAAATGCGGTGGATGAAATGACGGTGCCGGTGACTACAGGCTGGCCCGACGTGTTGATGTTAAAGGTCCCGCTGCCGTTGTAGCTAATTTTAGCTCTCCTTTATTCCGGTTTTTCTAATGCGTTAAAATTTATGGATTCTTTAACTTTTTTCTTTTCTGCCATTCCTTGAGCCAAATCAGCAGCGGTTGATGCACCTGGAAATCTAATTTTTGCAAGTTTATCCAAACCACGCATAACTAAATTGCCGCTGCCTGAGAAATTGATTGCGCCGGGTTGTTTAACTAACGCATCTTGTAAATAATTTCTCATGTCCATCAGTTCTTGGCGACCTTGTTTGCCAAACAAATAAGACAATTTATCTTCACGCTCTAAGGCATCAATGGCAGTTTTAACTTTTGCAAAAGTAATCTGATTTCCAACATTTTTAGTAAGCTGGCCTCGCAAGTATTGCACTGTTTGACCTTGCAATTCTTTCCATGCTTGCTCACCTTCCGGCCCTGCTTTTTTAAGCAATTTAGCTACAGACTGCATTTCTTCTTTGCTGCCGTCCATTATGATGTGATCAAACACATCAGACAATGCAACATTGCGATCAGTGTAGCCGGCTTTTGTTCCTAACAATCTTGCAACGCGATTGGTATTTTCAAAATCTCTTCCTAATTGCGCTCTTAAAGCTCTTGCTTCTCTATACAAATTTCCTCCAACTCCTTCGGTAATTTCGTTTATTTTATTTTTTACTTCTTTCATAAACAAACCTGATTGATCTCCTTTTTTTCCTAATTTTCCTGCAACTTGATATAAATTTTCAATATCATCAATTGTTATATTGTTATTAGTTGCTTTTTTTAAAGAATCTAATTTTATTTTTATTGAATTTATTTGCGGAATAGAAATAGATTCTGCTTCATTTTCAGCTAACCATTGTTCTAATGGTGCAGTATTAACTATTTTTTTAGTCTCGCCAGAATTTCTGGCCGCAATATAAGCATTATCTACTGCTAATTTTTTCTTGTCGTATTCATTTAATAACGCTTTATCAACAATTGTTCCTATTTTTCTATAAGCAGGTTGATCTGGATCGGCAAATTCAGCGCCAGTGCGCTCTGCCATTTGTTGAAATTTATTTAAAATATCACTTTTTTGTTTTTCTCTAAATTGCAACATTTGCTTGCCGGTTGTTTCCGGTTTTTGCATTGCAATGTCTGATTCAAATTGTTGCGTAGCTAAATCTTGCGTTTGTTCGCCTTTGCTCAATTGCAGACCCAGCTGCTTGGCTCTTGCTTGCCGCAATGCGGCTTCATCAGTTACCGCAGCGCCGCCACCGGCCATTTGTGTTGGTTGTGACATCACCCTAGCTAAAGCAACATTTTTTGCTTGTTGCACTTGTGCGGCAGCTTCAGGCACAAACGTTTTAAGTGCTTGCGCTATCGGTTTTGCTGTTGCGCGAGCTTGCTGCACCAATGGAATTGCATTTAACGGATCGCCGAGCATTTCGCCGGCTGCTTGCGCTGTTGTATCGCCCAAATTGCCATAACTGGTATTTGGCGCCATTGTTGGCGGTGCGTTGACCGGCGCCGGCTCTTGATACGGCGTGCCCATGCCTCGCAGCATTGCGGCCTTAACTGGCGCCCCAGCTTCGCCATAAGCACGCAGAAGGTCGCCAATCATGCCGCCTGTTGAAAACGTGCGTCTAGCATTGTTAATGATTGGATCAACCTTGTTTTTCCATGCTGAGCTTAAAACGCCCATAGGATCTGCTTTCAGTCTTGCAAGCGGATCTACTGGGCTTGGCTCTTGAGAAACAGGCTGCGCTTGTGGAACAGCCGCGGCAGGTTGAGCTTTTGACGGCATATTTTTTTGAATAGCTGCGGCAATATCCGCATCATTCATATTGGCCGGAAATCTAATCGGCCCCATGCCAGGCACATTGATTATTTGGAAATCATCCATTATTCAACTTTCCCTGTAACAGGATTGTATGTTCTTATTCTTTGAGCGCCAGCATTTGGGTTAATATTTTTTGCACCTGGTCCGGCTTGTATACCCATTGCTTTAATTGCCAAATTTCTTGAATCTTGTTTTTGTTTTATAGCGGCATCAGTATCGCCAGGTTGAGCAAAATACTTTTTTTCTTCATTTTCAAATTCAGACGGGCTAATTGATGCGCCGGATTCTTTACGCAAAACCGCAGTAATGAAATTGCGTTTTGCTTGATCAAACATTTGTTGTTTTTCACTAGGACCGCCAGCAATACCAGGCAATACATTCATAACGCCTGATACGCCTGATTGCAATTTGTCGCCTATAAATGGCGTTAATCCAGCAACGGAACCTAAAGTTCCTCTAATCATTCCAGTGTTTTTAACGCCTTCATTTTCCAAACCAGAAAGTATTTTATTAGATTCTTCCATTCTCATGCCGTAAGCTGTGGCATTTGATTGTGATTCTGTTAATGGTTTACCGCCTGGCAAAGGTGCGCCAGTAGGCGTAACAACGGGCGTAGCAACACCAGAGCGAGGATTAAATGCAACAGGACCATTATCGCCCTCATGGAAAGACATAGCTGGATTTTGCGCTTGCCATTTGTTCAAGTTAAATTGCTGAATACCTAGACCAAGACGTTGCGCTTCGCGTCTGTCTTGCGCTTGTTGTGCAGCATTTAAGTTAAAAAACGCTCTGTTTGCAAGTTTTTGCGCTTGCGCTAATGTGGCTTGCGTATCCGGTGAAATAGTGCGAGGAATAGTTGAAACAGCTTTTCCGGTTGGTTCATAAGGATTAACAATTGCAATCTCACCGCCAGTGTTTTCGCGCTCGTATTTAATTCTCGGCACTAATATGCTGAAATCTTTGCCCCCACCCATTGAAAACGCTTTTACACTTTCTGGCGTATAGTCTTTTGCATCAACCTTGCCAAATGCTGTTTCTGACGGTTTCAACATTTGCGTCAACATTGCCCCGCCCGCCCCCTGAACCATCGGATTAACCGAGTTCATAGACATTTCAAGCGCACGCGCCATGTCTGGCCCCTGCGCCGGTCGACCAGGACCGCCGCCCTGTTCTTCTGCGGGCATCGGTATTTCTGGCGTGCCTTTCAATGCACCGATAAACTCGCGGCCTTCCATTGAAGAACGATTGCGAGCCTCGTCTGCAAGCGCCGCTCTCTCTGCCGCTACATCCCGCTGCCCTTTTGCCCCGGTATACGCTTGCAGAATCTTTGCCAGCCCTGCATACGGCGAGATCGGCGCCTCTATACCGGCATAACTGTTGCGTTCCATTGGCTGAAAAGATTGTTGCTGCAAAATCTCGGCCATTTTCTGACGGCGTGCAAGTTCCTCCTGCTGCTGCTGGTATGGGTTTGCGATGTTGAAATTGTAGGATTCGGCCATTATTGCAATGCTCCATAATTAACCATCTTGAACCCGCTAGGATGCAGAATAACCGCTTCTGGCATTATGGCCTCAACCTCGTCTGCCATCACGCCGCGTTGACGATTGCCGAATATGTTGTATTCGTAAATGCCAATGCCTGTTTTGTGCGTGCCTACGCGAACAATATAGGATTTTAAACGGCGATCTGAAGCAGCAAGCATAGGCGCAGCATTCATCATGCCGTAAGCCCCCAACCCAGCGCCCGCAAGCCCAAAAAGACCACTTGTATTGGCATTCGCAGCAGATTGCTGAATACCGTAATTTTGCATTGCAGCCTGTCCTGCCGCCTGCGCCCCTGCAAATATTGGTGCCGGCGCTACGTTTGAGCCTTGATAGCCTTGAAACTGCGGCATCTGGATCTGCGAGCCACTCATCAAACCAGAAATCTCATTTAGCGGCTGATTCCGCAACGCGAGCTGCTGCGCCAAACTTTGTTGCTGCGCCGTGTTTCCAAACTGTGCGCCCTGCAAAAGCTGATTGTATTGCTGATTTTGCGCGGCCAGTGCGGCTTGCTGTTGCTGCAATGCGGCCTGTTGATTCTGGCTGACAGCCTGATTGCCGAGCTGCTGCTGCGTAACCTGCTGGTTAAACCCTTGCTGCTGGGCAGCAAGTGCGGCTTGTTGTTGTGCCAGCGCAGCTTGCTGATTCTGGCCTACGGCCTGATTCTGCAATCCCTGCACGCCCATATACTGATTGTAAAGTTGCTGTGCAGCTGCGTTTTGCGCTTGCTGGGCAGACAAACCTTGTGCGAAATTTTGCCCAACAGCCGCATTTTGCGCTGCGTTTGCAGATTGACCTTGAGCAAAATTCTGGCCAATAGATTGATTTTGCAATTGTTGAGCAGTCACGCCTTGACCAAAGTTTTGCCCAATTGCTTGATTTTGCAACCCTGCTACTCCCATTTGTTGAGCGTAGCCTTGTTGCTGGGCTGCGTTTTGAGCTTGCTGAGTTGATAACGCAGTATTTAAATTTTGATTTAATGCGCTGTTGTAAAGTCCTGCGTTTTGCATACCTGCGCCAAAACTTGCAAGCTGGGCTTGATTGCCGAATTGACCGGATTGAACCCGTTGACCAAATGCTTGATTTTGAGCCGCGTTTTGCGCGGCTTGCGCGGCTTGCGCCTGACTAAAGTTTTGTCCAACCGCTTGATTTCCAAATTGACCAGCCTGCAACGCCTGATTAAATCCTTGTGCGTTTGCCGCGGTGTCCAGGCCAATGCCTTGCAACGCCGCTTGCGAGAGCAGATCGTTCTTTTGCTGGTTTTGAGAAATCATGGCGTTTTCGTATGCTTCGCCACCCGGCACCAGACCTTGATTAATCAACCTTTGACGCGTTGCTGCATCCGACTTTTCAAGTTGCGGCGCCAAACGATTCATAATCGCTTGCTGGCCGGTCATGCCCGCATTAACAGGCATTGCCGCCACGTTGGCAGTGTTTAATGCGCCACTAGCAAGCCCATATTGATCCGTTTGTGGTCCATAATTAACGTTACCAACGCCAGAGGTGTCAATTTGATTTTGCAATTGTGGCGCCGCAACGTTTCCTTGAGCAGAACCAAAATCACCTGCTTGCGGCCCCTGATTGATTGCGCCAGTTTGCACATTTGCGCCGGCAAGACCGTATTGCCCACCGCTAGGCCCGCCGCCAGCGTAACCATATTGACCGCCTCGCGGACCGCCCCGCGCCATGCCATACTGACCGGCTTGCGGTCCATAGTTCACGCCCTGCGCGTTTACATTTGCGCCCGCTTGACCGTATTGGCCAAGATCGGGCGCTTGCGAGATCTGATCCGCGTTAATGTTGCTGCCAGCTTGGCCGTATTGGCTTAAATTCGGCGCTTGCGAGATTTGGCCAGCATTGCCAATTCCTGTTTGAATACCGGGCAGGTTTGGATTAAACGCGCTTCCAAGCACGCTTTGTGCTGTTCCTATACCCTGCTCACCCAAACCCGCCAAAGCCCGCTGTACGCGCTGCTGTGCGTCTAGGGTAGCCTGCGCTTCTGGCGTCAGCTTTTGGGTAATGGTTGCCTGATCGGCATTTGTGTTTGTTGTGAATTGTTCGCGGGTAGGCGCAGGACCAGCAACGCCCGAATTTGCCCAATCAGTCATGGCTTTGGCGTAAGCGTTTTGATCCGGACCGTAAGTTGTGCCGCCGTCGTCGCTACCGGTCGCCATTTGAAACTGATCTAGCGTTGGTTGTGCGCCTCGTTGAGGCTGACTTGAATAGCTTGCAACCGCTTTATCGTAACCAGCTTGATCAAACGTCGGCGTGCCCCAAGTAACGGTTTGACTGCCGAGCGGCCCAACAACGTTCGGATTATTCATCCGGCCTTGCGCTTTGGCAGTTTCTAAATTGGCCGCGCCTTGCGCTGTTGCGGCCCCTGCGTAATCGGGCGGCGCCGGTGCTGATGGAGATGATTTACCCATGATTTATCCTTTTGCTGTAGCGTTCACTTAAAAACCGGCAGTCGTCTCGGCGCAGCGTGTAAAACACAATGTCGCCCGCTGGGCGCCCTTCTTTGATCCTGCCTTCTTCTGTAAATCCCATATTCGTCACCACTTTTGCGCTTTTTTCGTTGTCGCTGCCGACCGGCACAATGATTTTTTCCACTTGGCAGATGTTGTACGGATATTCAAATATTGCTGCCAAATAGGCCGGCGTCAGCTGCCCCTCAATGGCAAAATGGCACCAGATTGTTTGATGGTTCCAGTTCTCATAAATGACGCCTGCAATAATCTGATCATCTCGTTTTAACCCTAACGCAACCGATCGGCCTTCAAAAAAGCCACCGTCAACACGTTGTGCAACCCAGTGGCCGATTTCCGGCCCCGATGCTATACGCCTGCCCATCCGGCCTGAAATACCACGTCAGTTGATGCCCATTCGATTTGCAGCCCACTGGATGCGCTTTTAAATTGAATGGCGGCGCAATACCCTATCCCGGTCACGCCTTGCCAGTTGTTTGTAATCTGCAAACCAGATCCCCACAGCGAGTTATCCCAGGTTCCAAGATCCCACAACCCGCCAGAATTAGCGGAAAACGACAATGGTGCAGTATTGTCCTCAATGTCAAAATCTACGTTCATGCCAATTAATATTTGAGGCAATCCATCTGTAAACAAACTCGGCCGCGCTCTGGTGAAATACTTTTTTACGCCGCGGCTGTCAAAATAGTTAAATGCCTGCAAAACGTTGCTGGTTATGTTGCTGCTGTTGGGATCGGTATAAGTGTCTGACCAAGCCTTATAAACCGTGTTCAAGCCACCGTAATAAGGATCGTCGTTAAATATTTCCCAGCAATTGGCATCCCAATTTTGAAATTGGCACCAGCTTTTTGTGATGGTGTTCATTACATACTGTTCCTGCTGCCCCTCTGCAACAGGCACATTGATCCATACAGCGTTGTTTTTGGCACTGTAGACCACTTGCCAGCCTACTGCTGCGTGATCGCCGCCATACAGCGTTGTGGCCTTTGTAATGGCCCCCTGAATCTTGTTTGACAGTGCCACGCGGGGATCAAGGCGCGAAGATTGCAACGATTGCGCCATCGGCATCAGACCGTCATACGTCAAAATTAACAGATCACCCGCCCATTTCAGCATTGATCTGTTGCCGATCGGGCTTCCCATACTCCAAACGCCAGCAAGCGCCCACGTGGCATCGCTGGCCGGATCGGTGCCGCGGTAAACAATAATTTCGCCGTTTGAAGTTACAAATACAAGGTTATCGTCAACCCCATAACCGGCGTCGATCGTCCACGTGTCCAGATCAACCAGGTGCCCGCCCTGTTTGGCAATGGCCGACAGATCGAGAACCTGTGCGGCGCCACCGATTGAGCTGGTCGGCAGATACCACGCCTTGAGCGTGTCTTTTTGAATAAACCACAAACGATTTTTAAACAGCGTCACGTTGGATAGCGTCGTGGTCGTCACGCCGGTAATGGCTGGCACAGATGCGCCGTCGATTGCGGTCCATGTGCTGCCGTTATATAGCCGCGGCTTGTCAACACCGTTACAGCAATACAAATAATTGCCGCCAGTGGTGGTGATGTTAATGTATTCCCAAATGGCGTTTGTAAGTCCGGTAACGCTGGTTGCGGTAGCCGCCCCCGCCGTTGTTACATCGTAAATTTTCAGATCCGGCGTGCCGACAATGGCAAACATTTTTTCAGTTGCGGCGCCGTTATAAACCATTAACGATTGACCCTGCCCGCTCATCCCGGTGTCGTGC